AACCTTCCAATTCCGGATCAGTCTTTTTGTAACATAGACAGGTTTTATCGTATGGTTCGTCACTCCCAAATTTACAGAGTGAAATTGCGATTTGAAAACATGCATCACCTTGGATATCAGCATCGGGAAATTTACCAGTAGAACTATTACATTCAATATCCACGGATGCAACTACAAAAGGTGCAGTTTTCGGATTTTCAACTGGTTTTAACTCACGCCAATTCTTACATTCGAGGTCGATGTCAACGTGTGCGTTATACGCAGCTGTACATAAATCACCTGTATCGAGCCATCCAGTTGACTGAATACCAGTTCTGTGCATGAGTCGAAGTACCGGGTCCAAATTAGATTCATACATTTTAATGCGAATACTTTCATCTGGAAGTGGTCGTCGAAGACGTCCAGCAACCATACGTCTCGAAGCGAGATTTCTAAAAAATAACTGAAGGTATGGGAATTGCTCATTGTTTTGAAATCCCCAAACATCTTTGCGGTGAATCGTGTTATAACTCGTGAGACAACCAGGACACGCCTTTTCGATTTTGTTGTATATGATTTGCACCTTTTGTTGTGTTATATTACGAGGCAACTTTACAAAAAAGTAAGGTGTAAATGCTGTCGTTACACATACAGACTTACCCTCACTTGTTTTACCAAAGATACTGATCAAGTGTTCGTCGTCTGTATCCCTGGTCTCCCAGGTGAGTGCTTGGAAGACAACCATACTTCGTTATGTACCTAAAATTTTAATATCATTTAATAATAATTATGTCAGCTGCACTTGTCGATCTTGTATCAGTCGGGGCTCAGGATGCCTACATCACTGGCGAACCCCAAGTCAGTTTCTGGCGCCAAAACTACAAGCGCTACACGAACTTTGCTCTCAAGCCAGAGCGCATGGATTACATCGGTACTTTCACGGGTGGCGCGGAAGTTGTCGTACCAATTCGCTCGAAGGGTGACCTTTTGAGCTACATATGGGTGGAACACCCAAATATTTCCAACGTTGGCGTAAACACTGATGGCCTCTTTTCTTCGGGTGATACCAGTGTGACTGAATTCAGTCTTCACGTTGGTGGACAAGAAGTTTGCAAGTTCGATTCCTTGTATGTACAAGGTGTTCACAACGTTGTGTACCGTGATACACAAGCCAAGGCATCTTGCTCCGTGACATCGGAAACAGTCGCCGATAACGCGAAGGGTGTCGCTGGTACCGCGTCCGATTATTACATGGTACCATTCTTCTTCAGCGAAGATTGGACTAAGTCGCTCCCATTGGTGGCGTTGCAATATCACGAAGTTGAATTGCGAATCAAGTGCCGTTCTGGTCTCGGTAACTTGGGAGCAAGCCCAAAAATATACGGTATGTATGCATACTTGGACACCGCCGAACGCGAGCATTTCACGTCACAAGAACACGAAATCCTCATCACCCAAGTGCAATATCAACCAATGACAAAGACTGACACGTCTATCGATTTGACTTATTTCAACCATCCAGTCAGGGCGCTCCACTTGACAACGTCAAATGTGTCTGGTACTGGATGGGCGAGTGATTACAGTTTCGATACCGCGTCGCTTTACATTAACGGCCTCGCCCTATTCGAAAATGGTTCGAACACATTCCACCATAATGTTGTTCACGAAATGCACACCACTGCACTCGCGCCATCATCTCTTGATGCGGTTCCACTCTTCACGTGGCCATTCTGCTTGACCATGAACCGGTCACAGCCAAGTGGCTCTTTGAACTTCTCTCGCATAGATAATGCGAAACTTACCATTCAAAGTCCAAGCTCCGGTGCCAATGATGGATTATATAGAGTTTACGCTGTAAACTACAATATTTTGAGAGTGAAAGATGGTATGGCAGGTATTGCATTCTCCAACTAAATTAATTTCCAGAAGACCCGAAACCACGATTTCCTCTCTGCGTTTCCACGAGTTCTTGTACTTCTTCGATGAGAGGTGTTTCACACCTTTCCAGAATCATTTGTGCAATTCTATTTCCCTTCTTAATGACGAACGGCTCACTCCCGTGATTAAGTAGGATGACTTTCAACTCACCCGTAAAATCTGGGTCGATGACACCCGCACCGGTTTGAATGCCATACTTAAGTGTCAAACCGGATCTAGGTGCAATACGACCATAAACACCAGGTGGCAAATGTGCACAGACACCAGTACTTACAAAAGCACGTTCGAGTGGCGGGACGATTACTTCTTCCATGCTATATAAATCATAGCCAACGGACCCAGGTGAAGTCCGTGTAGGAATGATCGCATCTTCGTGTAGCTTCTTAATTTGAAGACTCATGAATAACATTCTGGTGTAATCTTTATACAAGTATATATAAATGATACCTCTCGTCATAGCACTCGGTGCGGCCGCTCTCGCGTACACATTCACCGGAGAAAACTTGGTCTCCGCTTCGGAAGCGAAGAAACTGATCAAAAGTGGAAAGATAAAGAAAGTCATAGATGTACGAACATCTACAGAGTACAGACTTGGTCACTACCCAAGAGCGTTACATTTGCCAGTCAACAAAATGAACGAAAAAACAACGACAGAACTTCCAAAAAAAGGATTGCTCGTCTACTGCAACACCGGACAGAGGGCAAGGATTGCGGCAGAGAAATTAATTGATTTGGGATTTGAAGATGTGTATTACATAGCAGGACATTACTCAAGTTTGAACTGAAACAAGTATAAAACAAGCGCTTCGATGATCTCCCTATCGGGAATACCGCGTTTAAATTTTAATTAAGATGGAAATTCATTTGGTATATATTTTGCGAAATAACTACTTGGAATATATAAACCATCTAATAGTACATACAAAGGATCAACCAAATCCATATAATTTATAAGTATTTCTTCACCCGCCTTTATATATTTCATGGCATATAATTTACTAAAAATTCTGCCGTTTTTACTTTCAAATTTATAATCGTGAAATGCATTTGGCTTATCATCGTGATTAAGAAGACAATCCCAATACGGAAAAATGTTATACTTTATAGCAAAATCACACAAGTGTTTGTGAGGTATAAAATTTGTGTATCCAGCACTAGAAACTATAGTAATGTCTTCTTCTGGCATTTTACAAATAGGAAATTCATATATGACTTCACCTGGTCTTATATCGTCGTATGCAATTATACCCAAACCCTTTTCTTCGTAATGCCTGACTCCTATGTGACTGGGTTTATATCTGTCTATGTAAATAATCATATACTATATATCACGTTTTAATATTTATTTATTTGTAAAACTACACGATAAGTCTCATTTGAAGCGTAAGTATATAATAAGAGTCGAAAGATTATTAATGCCAGAAATTGGTACAACTTCTAAAGTGGTGACTCATCGCTTCGGCAGCTATCACATAACGTGTGATACTAGAATTTGGATCCCATTTAGGAGGGCAATGCACATCATGTGGCGAAAACGTATGCCACATAAATGGAGTCGGGTCACAAATGATTTCTTTGTCGTCTTTCTTGAACATGGTTCCATGTTTAAATCTATCTAAATACATTACACCACAATTAAAAGATATTCCTTCATTTTTCCAATCACCATGTGAATGCCATCCGGGGTATAAACCATTATCTACACCTGGTCTTTCAATATGCGCCCAAGCTCTAACATAATCTGGTTTTTTATCACACGAGTCAATAAATGCATTCTTTACATCTTGCCAATGTTTAGCTTTGTTTTCAAATAAAATTGGTGTGGTTTGTATTCCAGCGGTGTCCTCCCATTGACCATATTCCATTAAGGTTTTTTCTATGTCATTAATCAAAACATCCCTGTGTTTGGTGAGTACATCTTTCCAATCATGGTGACTCATATACTATGTATCGCACCCTACTTTTAATAATCTTTCAATGCGCACCTTTTCCTTATTCATAAACAGAGTAAGTTGTGTAATCGGGCCATCGAGATACACTTGCCCATGGTTTTTTAGTCTATCACATTTTATGACCTGATTCACGCGTACGATATTGACACGAACAACTCTTTCTCTTACGGATTTACTATAATGTGCGGCGAGTATAGCTGC